TTAACCTATCTATGACCTTCAAGGTTAAGTTCTTAACAACTACTGATAAATACTTAAGTGAATATATCAAGAATGATATTAGAAAGTATATTGAAGATAAATCTAGAATCTCTGATATTCATATCCCTAACATCGTTACATATATAACTCAAAAGTATGCAGAGAATGTAACTTACTTTGAATTCTTAGACTTTAATGGATATGGTCCAGGATATCAACACATTTATCGTAAAGATGAATCTATCGTTGGTAGAATTCCTGAGTTCTTGAATATTAATACTATTGGTACAGAGAATAATGCTTTAGATATTAATATCATAATAGCCTAATTTCTATTAGTCTTTAACTCTATACGTGTAACAATTTAATAAATCTAACCTATTTTGGTTAAAAAAATTAATTAAACCTTTTATACTATTAAGTATAACTTTTTAAGGAGGATACTAATTATGGCATTTTTCGGTGGTCATGATACTGAAGATATCAACGTAACCCTTGAAAACTCCGCTATGTATGAATGCGAAGCTGGTCTTGGTGTTATTGCTTTAGAATGCACTCAATTTGAAGCTGAAATTTTCGCTGATTGCGTTCGTTCCGATATGAAAGAGTCTGCACTTGTTCAAGAAGGTGCTGACGTAGAAGCTTTCCAAGAAGGTGCTTGGGAAACTGTTAAAACTAAAGTTGTAAACTTTGTTAAAAAAGTTTGGGCTAAAGTTAAAGCTTTCTTCAATGGTTGGTATGCAAAAGTTGCTGCTCGTGTAATGAGCGACAACAAAGCATTCTACAACAAATTCAAAAAATCTGTTGAAGATAAAACTGATTTGGCTAAATTAGAAGTTAAATGGGAAGCTCCTACTAATGCAGCTTATGGTGCTAAAGGCATCGGCGAACTTGGTAGCTTAGATTCCTTGGCTGAAGCTGAAGCTTCTGATGTAATTGCTAAAATCTATACTGGTGCAGAAGATGCTTCCTCTCACTCTGAAGCTAAGAAAAACATTCTTGAAGCTGCATTCAAAGATGAAGAAGAAGTTTCTTATACTTCCGTAGCTAAAGATGTTGTAGCTGAATTGACTTCTTCTACAGCAGTTAAAGATGCTCAAAAGAAATTCAAAGAAGTTGATGGTAAATTGGCTAAAGCTGTAGCTGATATTACTAAAGACAAAAAAGAAGTTAAAAATATCACAGTAATTGCTAACGCTGTAGCTAAAGCTCAAGTAGTAGTTGCTGAATGTGGCGTTGCTATTGCTAAAAAACGTGCTGCTCAAGCTCGTCGTGTATTCGCTAAAGCTGTAGCTTATAGCCCTAAATCCGAAGGCGCTTTCGACGCTGATCTTCTTGCAGTAGAAGCAGATGCTTTGATGCATGAATAATTAATATATACTTTACGGAGGTAATTATAATGGCATTTTTCGCTGAATCTACTGTACAAGAATCTTACCAAGATCTTGGTATTGTAGTTAATGACTATACAGACTTCGACATGCTTGCTATGGAAGCATGTGAAACTATCCAAGAAATGGACAATGCTATCATGACTGGTATCGGTCGTTATGAATTAGCACAAGTTCGTGAAGGTGCTGAAGTAGTTTATACTGAAGGCATGCTTGAAACTATTAAATCTAAAATTTCCAAAATCTGGGAATTTGTTAAAAACTGGGTTAAATCCGTTTGGAATAAATTCGTAGCATGGGTATCTTCCTACGTTCGTGGCGATAAAGCATTCATGCAAAAATATGAAAAACAAATCAAAGAAAACGTTGGCTATTTGAGCGAAGATTTCGAATATCGTTTACATGGTCTAAAAGCTTCTCTTGAAAAAGAACCTGGTTTAGCTGTAGAAACAAATGTAAACGCTGCTACTAAATTAGCTAGTGGTTATGTAGATAAAATCGTTGCAGCAGCTAAAGGTGATTCTCCTGAATTCGGTAAAATCATGGAAGCTTTAGACGAAGAACTTGATGAATCTAAAGAAGCTTTGAAAGAAGCTCCTGATCGTGAAGAAGTTAATAAAGCTTGGGTTAAGAGCAATCTTGACAAAATCATCAATATGGTTAAATTCGATGCTTCTAAATTAGATAAAGCTGTTAAAGCTATCGAAAAAGGTATCGAATCTTCTAAAAAAGCATCCATTGATGGCGCTTCCAAAGTTGAAGAAGGTAACCGCTCTGCAGCTATTGATAAAATTAAATCTGTATCTAACAAAGTTGCAAGCTTCTATAGCTTCTCCACTTCTGTATACATTAAAGCTATTAAAGCTGCTAAATCTGATGCACGTGCAATCTGCCGTAAAATCGTAACAGCAAAACCAAATCCTAAATACAATGAATCTGCATTCGATCATAATGACTTCGATGCATACTTCAATATCTAAGATTTAAAACCTTTGAGGAGAGAGATTCAATATCTCTCTCCTCTTTATTTTTATTAACTTTACCTTGGAGGTAATATAATGGAAGGTAATATGAAAGCTTTCTCTTTTGATAGCGTTCTACTAGATAAAATTAAAACTCCAAGCCTTGTTGCTAAAACTTCCTTTGCAACTTTACCTCAAGTTGTTAGGTTAGTTGATACATTTAAAACTAAGGCTTTGAAAGAAAACCAAACTTTCTATCGTAATATCTTAGAAAGTGATTCTGAAGTTACTGCAAGAAAAGCTTATGATCAATTCTTCGGTACTTTAACTCGTCTTAATGCATTCTATACTGCAAAGTATGTAGATGTATTAGATGATAATCTTAAACGTCTTAATAATGAAGGTGATTCTAGACTAATTAATGTAGTCAATGAATACCTAAAAGACTTTAATAATAATGATATTCTTATGGAGCGTGAGATGACTCAGTTCATATTGGACGATGAGATCCCATGCTCTAAGAATATCTTAACTAGTATCTTACACTTCTTTGGTGATAACTTCTATGAGTTATCTGAAGAAGATGCTCGTAAGTTATTAGAGATTACTACTAATAACCAAAGTAAAATCATCAAACGTGCTAAAGCTGAAATCATTGATGCTGACCCAGATGATATTGAAGTTAAAGACTTATCTAGAACTCCAGATATTTTTGTTGGTGAGACTACTACTAGATCTTTCCATAAAGAATGTGTTGGTAAATGCATCGAAATTGTTAAGTCTGTACGTGATGATTTAGAAGCTAATCTAGATAATACTAGATTGATCAATAAAGAATATAAGAAACTTTTAAACAAAGTTATTCAATATAGAAACTCTACTAAGATTCGTGTAAACAGCGATGATTATATCCGTAAGATTGAACGTATCATCATTAGTATGATCTCTGAAATCTGGACTTATCATTTGACTGTATATGCAATCAAAGCTCAATATATTTGTAATAACTACTACCAAGCTAAAGGTGTCTTAGCCCGTATCTCTATGATGGCAAATGAAGAATTTGTTGACGATACAGTTGAAGCTGTAGCAGTTGAGTCTACTAAATTCTTAAAAGAAGAAGCATTTAAGTTCACTAAACTTACTGATGCTGAAGTCTTGATGAATCATATTACTGATATGAAACACAATGATCTTATTATGGATTGCTGTATTAAAGAAGCAATGATTCTCGCCGAAGGTGTAGACGTTGAAAATCGTTTAGCTGCACTCCATGAAGGTGCTTGGGATAAAGTAAAAGAATTCTTTAATAAGATCAAGACATTCGTAATGGCTTTATTCGATAAAGTATCTAACTGGTTTGATAAATTCTTCAAATCTAATAAAGATTATATTGAAAAATATAAAGATCAAATCGATAAACCAACAGCTGGCTTCACTACAGTTAATATGCCTAACTACAAGGAAGGTTTGAATCGTATTCAAGCTGCTCCTAATATTAACTTCAATGGTGTAATTAGTACAGCTAATGGTATGCCTGAAAATGCCGATGTAGATAAAGTTATCAATGACTTCCGTAAAACTATCATCAATGAATATAAAGATGATGATGACTGGAAAGAAACTTGTAATAACTATTTCAAAGGCGGTAAAGATTCTGATAAAGACTACTCTGCTAATGAAATCAGTATTAGAGAATTAGCTAACCAAGTTTTAAATATTCCTAAGATTGTAGATAATATCAAGAAAGATAAATCTACAAGTGATCAATTATTTAAATCTTTAGAGTCTGCTATTAATAAAGCTGCTAGTCAACAACCTGCAGCATCTACTACTCCTGCAGATTCTACTAATACAAGCTCTACAGCAAGTACTCCATCTACCCCAGCTGCATCTCCAGCACAAGGAGTTCAAAATAACTCTACATATTTATATGGTGATGTATTTAGTGAAATTGAAATCAATAAAACTAATGCTCCTGCTGCAGGTGCCACTGGTAGTAATAGTGCATCTATTACTACATCTGGTAATCAAACTATTGATAACGTTAAAAATGGTGGTGTTGATTCTAAAACAGCAGTTAACGCTCAAAAGATCGTTAATAGAATTGCATCTACTTATAGCACATATATGCAATGCAAATATCAAATGGCTGAAAAGATCATGTCTGATTACATGAAAATTATCAAAGCTCACGNTGGAGTTCAACTCCATAGGGGATTTTCTTTTATATTTTTTTACTATTATCTGCAGTACTCTTAGGAAGTTTAGCAAATGTCATATTAGTGGAAGCCATAAATCTTTCACCTTGATTAGTATATACTTCTATCTTAGATAACATCAAGTAATCAGTTGTATCTTCTTTATGCTCTTTAGTATTATTATTGATTAGATATCTAACGTTCATATTGAATATAGAGTTATCTAATTGCTGTTTACTTAAAGAGATATAAGTAGACTTTAATTCTAATGCATGTTTAAAGTTCTTGATTAATCCCATATTATCGTTAGGAATACGGATTAACTTACGTTTACCTAAGTCTTCTACTACATCAGTTAAGTCTAATGCTATATCTATCATTGACTCACCATTAGAACCAACCTTAGATATATCGCTTATTCCACTTATAGCAGTACTACCACTCTGGTATAGTGAAGATAAGTTACTTTTTAGTGCACCCACTGACTTAGATACATTGATTGCGCTACTCTTAGCATTGGCAATCATGTTAGTTTTAGCAACTTGTAAAGATTTAACATAAGTATTTGCACCCTCAAGAATTTGTTTAGAGAAGTCTTTTGGAATATCTCTTGTAGCAGCAATTTGTTTCTTTAATCCATCACCTACATTAGAGTTTAGTTTAAGACTATTCTTCATTTGCTCAGTGAAGCCTTTCATATCTCCAAGCTTTAATTTAGTAAAGTCCATATTCTTAACTAATTCAGGTAAGTTAGATTTAAGAGCTCTCAAATCTAAATCAAATGTAGTTACAGGTGCACCCTTTTCATCACGTTCTAATACATACGTTACAGTATCAGGACTATTCTGTAATTTATCTACAATGAAAGTATTACTATGGAGATAATCAGAATATTCACTATTGAAGTCAACCATACCTTTCTTGAAGCTAGCTTTAGATTGCTCTTTCTTTTCAGGTAGCTTGCTAACCTCTTTCTGTAGATGGGATACATTATCTGTAAAGTTAGTTGGAGAGATAGCACCAACTAGAGACTTAAAGTTTTCTATATGATAAATCTGACCAGTGTATGCTGATTTAAATTTAACAAATGTATCTTCAGACTTTTCTATAGTATCAGTAGATTTAGTTTGCATAGTTACAGTATGCTTAATAATATTAAGAAGCATCTCTCTAACATCCGCATCAGGATTCTTAATACTACCATCTACACCAAGTACCCCTGCAGTACCATTAACTACTTGCTCAGGTAATTGTCTAAGTAATGCTTCAGCTTGAGTTGCTACTGTATCAACTGTAGACTTAGCTTCTTTAGCTTGCTCTACTATTTGATTAAAGCTACCTTTAATTGTATCAGTAGTTTGATGAATATTCTTTACTACTTGACGTACACTACTGGATACTTTCTTGATATTATCCATAGTATTCATAATATTTTGATAAGTGCCAAAGATACCACCAAATGCTCTAGTGTTTTTAAGATAACTTTGTTGAATAGTTTTAGATGCATCTATTACAGCAGTAAAACCATTTAACTCTTTATCAGTTATATTATCTTTACCATATTTAATATCAGTAGTTGGAACGTCAATGATATAGCTCTTAGTTTTATCATCATCCCTAAATCCTTCAAGTACAGCATCTTCTTTAGCACCAATATCAGATAAATTAAACTTAACAGTTTCATACTTATCTAGATTGCGTAGTGTAGCTTTACCAGATTTAGATACTAGGTAGATATTATCTAGGTCCATAAAGAATCTATATCCAGTATTATAGAATACACGTACTGTATTCAAGTAATCTAGAGTCTTAGATAAAGATTCTTTTGGGGGAATAATCAATTGATCTACTGGTTCTGTTTCAGTAAATGGCTCAATTAATAGAGGTTCTCCTACATTGAGTAAGTCAACTATAATATTCTGCATAGAAGAATTGTATATAGTAGCATTATTAGGACTTAGATTTGAGTCTACTAACTTCTTAGAGATTAATCCAAGTTTAAGAATTCTATATACATCTTCACGATCTTCTTCTTTAGAGTTTGTTTTAGCATAATCAATATCTTCAGTTTTATTTGTATCATCATCTGTAAGATATGAGAACTCATGTTGAAAGTATAATTGCTTGATGGCAGCATTATTATCTAATTGATATTTGTATACCATCATAGTCATAGTTGTAGTCTTAGAGTTCTTGATAATATGATCTGCAAATTTCTTATCTATGTGTAAATTCATAGTAGCAATTGGCATATTATATTTATCATACTCTTTATAGATAGTTAAACTTTTTATATTCTTTTGATCTATCTTATTCTTATCCTTATAATCTGGATGGTTATAGTATAGATCAATATAGTATTCGTATTTAAGTTGCGGCATTTCATACACCTCCAGTTATCAAGATGTTCAAAATAGCCCATTTTAACAAAAAAAATAATCCCATAGGAGATTGACTCCTATGGGACTAATTCTAGATTCTATCCAAGTCTATTGGATTTCCTTTAAAGTATTTTTCATTCAATAGCTTAACCATATCTGGATCTTGCAAGTTTACATCCCAAGATCTATCTAGATAGTTATTAGACATTCGATATAACTCTGTTTGATATACTAAATCTACAGCTTTATATCTATTAGCTAATTCAACAGCTCTATCTTTATCTAATAAAGATATCATTTCCATATACTCTGGTGAGATATATGAATTTGGTATCATGTGTCTATCTATAGCACTATTCAATAAGTTAAGAGTCGTACTTACATTATTCATAGAATATAGATCTCTATGCTCATTACGAGTCATAGCCATATATAATCCAAATAACTGTGGATTGATGGATAAACATTTCTTGATTGTATTATCAGATAGCTTGTATTTAGATAGCAATTCAATCAATGCATTACCTTTATCTACAACTCTATATCTAATACCACCTTCAACCCATGTATGATCAATTACTACAGTTTGAGCTTCAGCAAATACTGGAACTGCATATTGTAGAGTGCTAGTAGAGATAATAATATTAGGACTATTATCTTTTCTATCTAAGATAGTAGAGTATATCATAACTGAAGTCTCATAAGGTCCTTCAATGTAATAGATATCTGGAAGATATTTACAGAGCTCTTTTAAGATAGCACAGTTTTGTACCATGAATGTAGTAATCATATTAGCCAGAACCATCTTCTCTACGTTAGTGTGATTATAGTCTGGATAGAATTTCTCATTCATTAACATCGGACCAGATGTTTGCATTAGATAAATACGTGTATGAACTCCATAGTATTTCTTATAGAATGCTCTATAATGGATACACATATTTACAACTGCTGCAGCAACAGACGATCTATTACCTACAGCTACATCGGATCTATACATCTTTCTAAATAGCTGATATAGATCTATATAAATATTTAATACATTTGCATTACTACCAGCAAATACAGTATTAGTTATTTCAGCTAATGTCTCATATCTAATATAGTTAGCTACAACTATACTTTCAGCACTAGCAGTTCTATATCTTCCTCTAAAGTTATTTTCCATTATGAATTACCACAATTCTTACAATGAATACTTCTATTTAATTTAGCAAAACACTCATCACAGATACCACTAAACATGATCTTAGATGGATGTCCTTGAGACTTACCACAGAATACACAGTGGAATGGTAATTCCTCTGCTTTTCTAATACGAGCTAAGCAACTGTCACAAAACATGATCTTCATATCACGTACATCACGCTGTTCAATCTTATGACAAGATTGACATTCAAAATCCCAATGATCTACAAACTGAGGTTTCTCATTTGCAAATACACATGTCTCATAAATGCATCTACCATTAGCATTACGATAAACACATGTAGTTCTTTGACATTCTTCAAATTGCTCAAAAGGCGGTTGCGTCTTATTCTTAATTTCTTCCTGATTGGATGGTGTTAATTGAGATGGCATAATTCAATCCTCCTAATTAATAACTATATTATACATCAAGATTATAATATATCACTTCAGTTTATTAAAGTCAAAGTAAGTTACATTAGATGAGTCTAATTCTTGTTTATTCAACTTATTAACTGTAGAAGTATATTGAGTTCTATTGTAAAGCATATTCATATACTTAAGATGAACTTCCACTCTAGGTTTAATAGAATAATACTTTCTAACTGTACCATCTATAACTAGAGTATCGTCTAACCATATATTAGAGTTAAACATATCGGAATACTTCTTACCAATATTATCCCAGTCAGGTTTATTAGTTGGTCTAATTAAACCAATCTCTGCTAGGAAGGTATCTACTGTATTGAATGAAGATGGAGTCTTAACAAATGCATTGAATTCTACATCACATGGAGTATAAAGCATTTGCTGTACTTGATTAAGTTCACCACTGTCTAATAATCGTTTCATGAATACATTATCCTCTTTACCAGTAATAGAGTATACATGAACAAATTGGGAATTAGCCATAGCCATATTGGCTAAGTTATATCTATTAACTATTCTAAACCGAGGACGTGGAGATCCTTCAGGTTCTTCAAATAGTACTACTTTAATATCTACAAAATCTAATGTATTTAACATTAGATCACGTTTAGCTAGAATCTCCTGCTGTTTAGCTGGAGTTAATTTATATTTTTCATACATCCATTCTAATCGTTCTTGGAAACCTTCTGGTATATTACCATACTTCTCTTCGTATTCATAGAATTTCTGTTTACGATTCTTCATAAAATCACCTCAAAAATAAAGACTTAAGGTACTTTAAGTACCTTAAGTCAATGTTTTTATTAGTATATAAATTTAGCCTTTACCGAATACACGGTTAGTGATAATATTAGCAATACTATTACTAATCTTAGTTTGAATGGAGTTAGGGAAGTTAACAATTGTTTGCTCTTTCAATGCTAAGAATAAACGAGCAGTACGGATAATGTCAGGTTCATTAGTATTTACCCCAGCCATATTAGCTAGATATGTAATTAATCCGACATTACCAAATGTTTGACTTGCACCTTTACCAAGAATACGTTCAGATGAGATAGAAAGTTTACTATATAAGTCTTTGATTTCTATACTTACATCTACAGTTGTAGGTAAACCATCAACTGTCCAACCACCTTCAGATCCTTTTTGGACTGACATAGACATTAGACCCATATCGATATTGAAGAATCCACGATAGAATGCTCTAACTAAGAATGGAGATACATATCCATTTGGTGATACTTGACGTGGTGCACACATAGCAATCAAATGCATCAATGGTACACCGATATTAATATACCAAGAACGTCTATCATAGTCAGGAGATACTAGTTTAAGACTAATAGAGTAGCTACTGGAGTATGAAGAATCTGCCCATAATTCTGGGAACTCTAATTTACCACCAGCAAATACAGTCTTAGCACCATTCATGATCATTCCCATGAATCCTTTCATGGTACCAAGACCACCAGTTTTAGTCATAGATTCAGTATTAGCTGCATTCTTATTAAGTTCTTTACCAGCAAATAAGTCTACATCAAAGCCACTAATACCAGTCAAGAATTGTACTTCACGACCAATATCAGACATACTGTTGATTTTATCTGCTAAAATACTTCTTGCAGTATCATTACCGAAGTTCTCTGAGATTTGTGTTTCAGAGTTTAGATATAAACCTACACCACCATAGTATGAATAGTTATGAGCAATTTGGTTCTTAGATCTATCAAACCAGTTAATATTCCCGATAGGTTCACCATTGTATAATTCATTATTAATATTTAAGAATACTGATAATGCTGTACACATAGAGTTTACGTATCTATAATAGTCTTCAGCTTCAAATTGTAGAGTATAGTATCTCATTTCATTATCAGTACTGTTAACCATGCTATCAATAGATTGACCGCTAACTGCGCCGAGTAATGAATTCAATACACTCTTACGTTTCTCATCTGCATAACCAGCCATAAAATCTGGTATACCAGGAGTAAGAACTAATAATGGCATTTTAGAAAGAATCTTTTCATGGAACTTTCTACCAAATCCACCTAGATTAGGAATACGGTTATCTACATTCTCCATCCATTGGTATGGCATACCCATAACAGTGGATAATTCACGTTCAGTAAATCTAAGACCATTACCAGTTTTAGACCCATATACATATGAAGCATTAGTGCCAGCTACAATTTCAGCATATAAGTTATCAGCTCTACGTCTAGATTCTTCTTGAGCTTTCTTATATTTAGCTGGATCTACACCAACCATTTTTAAGAATGAATCTTTAATACCAGATAATGCACTGTCAGGGTCATTTGGCTTACTAGCTTTAGGATCTTGCTTTGCTTTATCCTTAGCATCTTTAGTATTCTTATCAGTCTCACTTTTACCCTTACCATCATCTCCACTAGGCTGTGGTTGAGGATCTGGTTGTGGTGTTGGTTGAGTCTGATCATATACATAAGAATCAGTAAATATTGCAGGATTATCAAAAGGATTTGCCACTTTAAAATATTTTGTAAGGGGCAGTGCAGCTTCCCCTTCTATTTTCCCAAGTCTGGATTCAAAGTTCCTTCAGAGAAGAAGAATCCATCAGATTTTTGGACCATTTTCAAATCTTTACGCCATACCCAAGTTTGAATACCTTTTGGGTAACCAAGTAAAGCTAATTGTTTAGAAGAATCAAGTAATGCTACAATATGTGTCGCAGGTTCATAATCTTTATTATCCAATGGACGACCATAAGCATCTAAAGCACCTTTTTTAAGCATTACAACATCGCCGTATTTTGTGTTTTCATCAGCTGCAGGATAATCTTCGAACCCTTTATATTCTTCGAAGTAATTAGTGGAGCCTAACATGGATACACGACGTACATATCCACGTTCAAATTTAATCCAGATATTATCAGTTAGTGTTGGTTTACTACCATCACGATGATAAATAAATCCAGGAGATACATAGTCAGCATGTACTACTTGACCTTTACGACATACACCAACTACTTGAGAGTAGTCATCTGGATATCTACGGATATATGTAGGTACGTTGCTAACGTGTTGATAGTTTTTATTAGTAATCATAGTAGACTGAGGGTTATTCTCTTTAGCCATATGATATATCCTCCTTTAAATAAATAGAATTTGTATTTAATAAAGTGTTAAGGGATCCTATGGATTAGGATCCCATTTAACACCCATAATGTCCTTAACATGTCTATCTAGTTCAATCAATACTTTATTTATAGATCCAAGAGTTAATACCGAGGATACCATACGTGCATTGATAGAACCTACAGGAAGGAAACTATGTACTTTTTCTTCTGGTCTATATTCAGAATATGGTTCTTTACCTTCAGGGAAGATTTCTTTTACTACACCTTTAAGGGCAGAGAAGTATACTAGTTTATCACCAACAGACATTTTATCATGATATTTGATGTAGAATTCAACTAGGACTTTACCCTCACAGTGTTTTAATTTACCTACAGGAGGTAATACACCTGAAGTACCATATTGAGATCCATCAATACCGAGTTTACTCAACTTAGATTTCATCTTATCTACTGGACCATTGTATTTATTAACAAATGATGCCAATGATTTAGACATTTCAGAAGTTGGGATAGTAGAATATACTTTAATATCTTGAAGTTTACCAGTTACTTTAGATTTAACTTTAATTTTACCGATTTCATCCATTAATTCTTTAGAATCACTACCAGCATTCTTCTGTACCATCTTATTAATGATATCTGTAGCATCTTGATCTTCTAATGCTGCACGGTAAGACATAATAACTTCACCTTCATGAAGTTCCTTACCAACTTCTACACATTGGATATCAATATCTTTAGCATCCATCAATACATCAACTTGTAATACAATCTCAGATGCCATCTTTTTAGATAAATCTTGAGAGATAATAGCACTATCTTCAAAACCTTTATCTGTATGCATAATAGCAATCTTAGTTAAAGTACCAATATTATAAGCTAAGTTACCAATACCAACTGTATCAGAATAGCTAGATTTATCATAAGCTACAATATCTCCAGCTTTAATGGAATCACCTTTCTTATAGTTTTTGAAAGTATCTAATTTGATTGTAATAAAGAAACCGCCATCGGAGTTCTTTTCTACTTTCTCCCGTAAATCGATAAATTCTTTCTCTTTCGGGTTAGATTTATTAGCAATGATCATATAATCATTAGTAATTTCTTCAACTACAGCATTCCATTTAGCCTTATGAGCAAATGTATCAGAAGTTAAATATGGTAATGCTTGGTCTGCACCATTAGATACCAATAAAGGATCTTGCTCTGTAGTTCTCATACCATGCTTAGATGTTTGGATAAATGTCATAGCTGTACGGAATGGATCATCTCTAGTTGTACCGAATGGAGTCAATGCTTCAGTTATAGATAATGTATTAGCATCAGACATTCTATCTAGTTCACCACCAGATTTAATATAACCTTTAGTGGATTCTATACCCATATTGATAGTAGACTGACGGTTAATACCTACAGTGGCAGAGAAGCCTGTAGACATAGATAGCTTATTAATCATTGTCTTATCATAAGTACGTTTATCTAGAGAATAACTTCTATCAGAGTTCATACCAGATAAACCTTTGAAGGTAACTGTATTAGCAGATTCTAATTCCAATAATGGTGATAGCTTAGATAGGTCACTTGTAGTTACATCAGCTAATGCCATATCTATAACTGCAGATTGCTTCATAGTCATCTTAGCATCTTTACGATTGTTTTTGATTTCACGTAGATACATACCATAGCTAGTTGCTAAGGATTTGTATAAGAAGTGAACTAAACGTTCATTAGTACGGAAACGGTTACCAGTGATATCAGTATGACGATTGAATTTATTAGTAGTCAATAAGCTACTAGCATACGCTAATACTTCAATATAGTCTGTAGGAAGTTTATAAGTCTTACATACCTCTACAGTGATAGGATCCATCATTAAGTTAGCAAATGAATCTAAACCATCTGCTCTATTACGACCACCAAAGTCATCTAATACATCTAACCACATAGCTTTTGTATCAATATCAGTTAAAGAATACTCTTGAGTATTGATTACTGCTAAGCCATTAACTAATAGTGCCGCATCAGGAGCATAGTTATCATTAAAGGATAAGAAGCCATCATTGAATCTAAAGTAATTCTTAGTATTAGTAGGACGTTTCTCGCTTAAGTTATATTCAACTCCCGCAGCATTTAATGCTCCAGTTAATCCAGCAGTATATGCCATGACTACAATAAGAGGAATCTTACTATTCAAGATACTAGCTTGAGAGTAAGTCATTCTAGCACCAGGTTTCATAAATGTATAAGCATATTCATGTATACCTAGATGATTGATTAAAGCTGAAGATACACCAGTCTCTGGTACTGTAATAGCTTGATTATCTTTAGTAATACCAACAACCATAAATCCTTGATCGGATTCTACCTTAACTTTCTTCTCTTCAAGTTTATGGATAAGTTCATCTCTATTAAAGTAGTATACTCTACCATCACTAGTAGTTACTTTATTAAAGATTTTAGATAACTCTACATATTCTGCAGGTAATTCATATTTAGCAGAGATTTTAGCGTTATTACCTAAGTCAATCTTAGATGGACTAGCTACAGCATCACCATCTTTTACTTCAAGCTTATAGTTGTTTTCTTTAAGCTTAGTTAATGCTCTAATTAGAGCATTAGTAGATTGATTGATCTTACCAACTTGACCATATCTAGTAATAAAGATCTTGTTGTAGTTAGATACTACTTGAACTGTATCTTCATCGGTCTTAATGATAGGTAAGTTAATCAACTGACCAGGGATAATCTTATCATTACCACGTAAACGTAAGAAACGTTTATTAATAATCTTAGGCATATCAAAACGTAATGTATGACGTTTACCTAGAGAGTCTTCTAAATGAACTGTATAAGTCAAGATAGAGTCTTCAGATGTAGATCTATCTTCTACTGTTACATAGATTACACTCATTGGTACATCTTTATTTTGAGATAAAGAATGTAAGCACTTCATAATATCAGCATCGATATTATAATCTGCTTCAAAGTTAGGTTTCTTTAAGTTAGCCCATTCATCATCAATAGTCTCAACTTTACTAGATAAGTCTGTAGATTGTAATGGAGTATCTTCAGTTGCAACTAACTCAGCAATAGTAGAGTTAGCAATCTTTTCTTTTAAGAATTTATCATTAAGATCATCCATACGAGCTTTACGAGTAGCAGAAATCTTAAATGTATCATCTTGATCATTCTTAGCTTGTAAGATTAACTCTTTTAAGTCTACAGAGTTATCCATTTCTTTCTCTGCTTCTTCAGCATTCTTAGTATAGTCTACGATAGCTTCAACTGATTGATTAATCTTTTCTTCTGTAGGTTTCTCAATTTTAGTTGGATCTACAACCTGAGTATCGCCTGTAGCACTTTTAGCAATAACTAATTGAGGTTGGTCTTTTACTTCAGCTTTAATTGGTACAGTAGGATCTACTTTATGAACACGACTGATATTATTAACTTCAATACCAGTTAAGTCTTCAATCTTACCAATAAGTCTAGTCTTAATATCTTCTTTATCTTCAGGAACGTTATCTTCTACGATATCATTATTTCTAATCTTTAAGATATTAGTCTTGAATAGATTTAGATTTTTCATATCTAAATCTTCCATCTTCATTTTAAACCAGCTGTTATTACCAATAAAGATAAAGTCGATACCAGCTAGTTTATTTAAGTTCTCTTTAGGTTTCTTAAAGAGTCTAACTATCATAGAGAATGGATTAATAGACTTACTAAATTCAAATAAAGAAGTTGTTGGGATATCAGTAGCCCATTCATTTACTGGAATTAGTACAGTCTTTCTTGTATAGCTTTTATAATTAGCATTATTAATGAATCGATCAAATAAAGCATACAGTAAGTCAATAGCCTTATCTCTATTATAAGTCTCACTCATAGTGAAGATCTTATTATAGATATGATTATCGACATAGATATTCTTATTCTTATACTTGTCGATAGTTGGATAAGTATACTTAATATACTTACATTCATTCTTAATTTGATTTACTCTAAGTTTAACTTCCTTAAAGTTACGTAATCTTTCACGGTATAAGATTCTTCTTAATCTTACATCTAATACTCCTTCAGGGGTAGCTTCAGAGAAGAAGAATAGATTTTCAGAATCTTCAAAATGAGATTCTGTCATTATAGGATTATTACCATATGCTTTAGAGTTATATACATCATCAACTTCTAAGTCATCATTTATAATTCTATTAGGTTTAAGCAAATACATAGCATTCCATTCAAGGAAGTATGAATTAAACATATTTAGATTACTAATAAGCTTATGCTCTATCAATTGTTTAGATTGCTCTAAGCTTTTAGTCATTAAGAAAATAGCACTACCATGTCGTTTATCTTTCACATTGAAAGGAGTAAAGAATGGAGTCTTAAGTAGTCTGAAAGGTTTAACCTTATCTATATTAATAGGCATTGTAGTACCTCCTTCACTTATTCTATTGTTAAAATCATATCGTTTAACTTCATTTTTCATTTAATTCTCATATAACAATTAAGTAGTAAGGTTAACCTATTATAAAAGACGCCAAAAAATAATAACGTAATTCAAGAAAACTATTGGTATCTTTGTTATGTATAGACTCCAAATTATTTTAACACGAAGTTTTGTTACCCCGAATAATTAATGTTAAGACAATGACTATATTAACTGCAAAACTATAAATCTTTTACACTTTCAGGTCTATACTTAAATTGATATTAATATATACTTGATCCATGAGATGGGCGATTTATATTATAAGAAGATTCAATCTTACCATTCTTTACAGAGTTATTCATATTATAACTTGGTATATTGCTAATATATACTAAACCGTCAAAAAATTCGTAAACCCCAAATACGAATCTAGCTTTTTTAGAGAGCAAAGCAATTTTGTATTCTTATCGAAAGAATATCCCTAAACAAACAGACAAATGCAATCATAATACCCGTAGGCTCCCCAAGTCTACGGGTGTTTCGTCTGTCAAATTATACCCTATCCTGTACATATAGGTACGGAGGATTAATATAAATGGATAAAAAAGACTTTATAGTTGAGTTATCTAAGATGACTCATAAAGAACTTAATGATTTTATTAAATCTAAAGGTAAGATTAAGCTAGTAGAGGCTATTATCGAGAACGCTAAATCGTTCGATTAATTCATTATTAATACCCTAGCGTATTAAAATATAACACATGTAACACAAATGTAATCGAAGTTCCATAATTTTATTTTAGGAGGATTGAATCATGGAAAAAGAAAAAACAGTTCTTGCGTTGATTAAAGACGTACAAGACAACTTAACAAATGCATCTGCATCTCATAAAGATGAAGTTCGTATTATGCAAGCATTCTTAAACGATACTTCTTATGAAGTAGGTGTTTATGACAAAACCGGTAAAGTTGGTACAGTTGCACCAGCTAAAGAATTCCGTAGTGTTATCTCTAACGCTATTGTAGCTACAACTAAAATTAGCAAAGAAGAAGCTGATTCCTTGGTTGCTGGCTATGAAGCTAAAAAATCTGATGCGGAAAGTATGTTGACAGTATCCAAAGAGTTCTTAAATACATACTTACAGACCAACCGCAAAATTGGTCTTGGTGGACGAGAAAAATCTAACGTATCTTTGATCAAAAAAGAAATCAAAGAATCTACACGTTCTTACCCTAAACAAGTTGGTGTAGATGCTGCTGGCAAACCTATCTATGAAAAAGCTGAAGTTAAGGTTAGTCCATATGATTCTATTAAGGTTTCTAGTCCTTGCCCAGCATGGATTAAGAAATAAATTTCTATATATCTCACTATATAGGTCATATTTCAATCTCACAAGTAAGATATTCCCTAAGGTGGTTCAACTACCTTAGGGGTATTTTACTATTTCTGATACATTATAATGAGATGCTTTAGACATATTAGCTTTCTAATATGCGGGTTACATATAATTGTAGGATGAATGATATTCTAGCTTTCCAACTACATGCATCCTATCTTTATATTCAATCCAAACTGATACAATATTCCCTAAGAGCTTTCATAGTTCTTAGGGGTATTGTATTGTCAAACATATAGGTAGTGTACGTGTTGCTAAAGTACACAGTGTGTTTCATTACAATTTTCCTCACAATCCAATACATATATTTGCCCAAGGGTCTTAAATGATCCTTGGGCGGTATATGTTGTCATTTTGAACATTAGGATAATCTTAAAAGAAAGGAGGACCTTATATTGGGACTCAAGATCACAAACTATCTTAAGAACCTTGGTAAGTCAGTACAATATGCTGCTGCTGAGGGTTTTAAGACGAATTATGATACTACATATAAAACGTTTGATCAAGCTAGTACCGCTACTAAAGAAACTGTAAGTGCTATCGTTAACTATAGACAGACTTTCAAGAAAGCTCAAGAATATTTAATGAAAAGTACTGCATATGAAGCGTCTAATCTAGCTCTCAAAAGTGCCAAAGAAGATTTAAAATCTGGTAAACTCTGGAATCAAGATAGAGCAGATAAAATCATGTTTGGTGGCGATGATGATGATTTTGATTGGAACTTTGATGAAGATGTAAGTGGGGATGATAGTGATAGTAGTCTAGATATTACCACTGGTGATAAGGCTATAGCTAAAACTGTCCATGATGCATCTCGTGCTAGTGCAGATCAGATCTCTGGATCTATCATGACTGCAGCTAAATATAATGCCGATGTAACTAAACAAACTGCATCATTCATGTTTGCACAACAAGAACGTTTATT